CTCCAAGAACTCAAACGTGAGTCTGGCATGTCCGTAATCCCCTATAAGGTAGTCAACGATAAGGTAGCCAGAGTAAACTCAGTTCTTCCCCTCATAGAAGGAGGCCGTGTCTTCCTACCTCAAGCCTCCCCTTGGCTCGATAGCTTCGTAGACGAAGCGGTGACATTCCCCAACGGAAACCACGACGACCAAGTAGACGCACTTTCAATAACTCTTGATGTCCTCTCAAGGACATCAATCTCAGTAGACGCATGGGATCTTCAGGGTGATGTGGCCCAGTCTTTAAACAATACAAGCGACTTTGAATCTTCTTTCGGTAAATCTCTCAAGCTCCGTGTGAGTAAAACATTACCGAAATGGGCAGGGTGGGGAACTCTATAGGACGACAGCATAATATATAAGAGGTAAAAAAAACTATGGCACAATCTTCTGCAACACAAAATTATAGATCTGCGAACTATCAAACTGGCCCGAATGAGGGAATGATCTGCGACCTTTCGGAACATGCAGAGAAGTTAATAGCTTACGAAGACATATCCTCCCTCCTGACAGAGGAACAGGAACGTAAGATCGTAGACTACGTTAAGTCCATGATGGATATGTCATACCACAAAATTTCAAAACGCTATGACCATTGGAAGGAAGCAGACAGAGCCCATGATGTTTATGTCCCTCCTGAAGCTACAGAATATAGAGAAAAGGCAGTCATAGCAGACACTCGTGCAATCGCAGACACAGTCCTTACATATATGATGGCGGCACTCTCTGGACGTAATCCAATGTTCCAGCTTGAGGGTATGAACCGTAAATCCCGTCAGTCATCAATGATACTGGAGCGAGTACTCCATCAGCAGATGAGAAGAACAGCAGGTGAAGCTCGTCTTGCCCAGATGCTTCTCGACTCAATCCGTTACGGCTTTGCCCCAACAAAAATTGTATGGGACGCAAAAGCTAACCAGAATAAAATAGTAAACTTTGACCCACGCAGAGTATTCCCCGATCCCCGTGTCAACTGGGGTGACTGGGACAACATGCAATACATAGTTTTCTCTGACTACGTCAGCTTTAATTCCCTCCTCTACTCTGGCCTATATCCCAAATTGAAGCAGTTCCCTGCTCTTCGCCACAAACTTACACCTCCAAAGAACGCATGGAATGCTCATCACTGGCACAAGGAGGAGGGAAGAGGACTTTCGATAGACCCTGCCCAACCAAATCAACGAGAGAGGAATGACCATTCATACTTCACTCTCGGAGATGCTCGTGTTGTTGACGAGACTTGGGTACGTCTGTCAGGCCATGAAATAGGTATACCTTCAATAGAACAGATCTATCTTGTCCTTACAATCCTAGACGAGAACGTAGTTATTCGTATGCAACTCAATCCATACGGGCAACAATTCCCAATCGCCATTGGCGGTCTGTACCAAGATACCCACAAAACATACGGGCAATCTTTGTATGACCTTTTGCTTCCTATGCACGATATTGCAACTTATCTTCTACGTTCTCGGATAGACAACGTGTCTGCCGCACTCAACAATTTAATCTTCGTTGACCCGACACAGGTGTCTGTCCCAGACCTCATAGACAGGAATCCTTGGGGTGTCGTGCGTACACTCCCTGGAACAAAGCCTGGGGATGGTGTCTTTATTGCTCAAGTGCCAGACGTAACACGAGGACACTTCAACGATATTGCGGCAATGGGCGAATTAAAACAGCGTGTGTCTGCCGCTTCAGACGCACAACAAGGTATGCCAACCTCAGACGGGATACGGACGGCGACGGAAATCCAGCGTCTGACACAACTCGGATCACAGCGTCTGGGCGTTATCAGCCGTGTAATGTCTGCCACAACCATACGACCAATGGTACGCATGATGGTCAACAATATTCAGGATGCACTTTCTATGGAAGGATCTATCAAAATAGATCCGACCAATATGCCCACTCAATTATCATCTGTAGTAGATGACGGCTATCTCGATTATGAAGTATCCAAAGACCTGCAAGGCGACATTGACTATTTAGTCATCGACGGGACACTCCCACTCGAACCAACTCGTAACGCAGAGACTTGGATGAACATGCTCCAGATCATGCAACAGACTGGCCTCAATATGGAATACGACGCAGGTCAGATCGCAGAAGAAGCCATAAGAGCTATGGGCATAACAGACATGGACAGGTTTAGAATTAGTGAACAGGAACTCCAAGCTAAAGGAGCTTCCCCATCTCAGCAGATTTCTATGATGGAGAAAATGAGAGGGGCAAACGTCCAGTCCCAACAAGACATACAGAACCAAGTCCAGAAGGGTAACTTAGTCCCAATGAAACAAGCGAGGCGATAATGAGCGATAAGAAAGAAACATTAGCCACAACAGTAGACGTTAAGGTCAGAGACTATGTCGAAGAAGTTGAGAGAGTACTGAACGCAGAACTGAGTGTCTTCAAGGAAGATATAAGAGGAGAGCTTCATAAGTTCTCAAAACAAATCGCTAGTATCGAAAGTCGTGTAGCCAGTTTAGAGGCTGTACAAAATGTTGCCAATTCGGACGACAAGTATGCCCTTACTAAGGCAAAGTTAATCAGGTTAATGAAAGACATGGGGTATTACGAATAATGGCTGTTACAACTCCCAAAGGCGAACAGATACAATTTGTATCTTCGAAGACAGGAACACATAACCTCGACACATACCTAGAAGCGGCAGAAGTAGGCAACCGTCAACTCTCGGATCTTATAGATGACCTCTTCGATTCTTCTACTGGCGTATTTAAGTCAGACAACTTTGAGTTTCGTTTCAATGCCACAGACGACAAGATACAGGTTCGTATCGGACAATTCGCAACTTCCTCTGCTGGCTGGACAGACGTAACAACTTTTTTCAGCATAGAAGGTGCTTTCTCTACTTCAACATCTTATAACAACTTTGATATAGTAACAGTCGCAAACGGTGACGGGTATATAGTTCACGGACTTGCTTCCGCACAGACATTCGGATCGGAGTCTGCTTTCACCTCGTCTTCCAACACATACAAACTTATAGACGTTTCTGGAGCACAGGACTGGGCAACCAAGACAAGTGCGGCTGTATCAGGTTCAGATTACTCTTCAAAAGAATACGCACAAGGAACGCAAGCAAGCACAGGAGGCTCGGCAAAATCATGGGCTCAAGACGCAGACCAAGTGAACGGTGCATCTACCAACGACAGATCTGCAAAGGCGTGGGCTCAAGGTGCAAGCATGACTGGTTCAACCCTTGGGGGTTCAGCGAAGGACTGGGCTCAACTCACGGGTTCAACTGTAGACGGAACGAACTATTCGGCAAAACACTGGGCGACACAGGCAGACGTAGGCACAGTAGCGTCTGGGATTTCCAACATCAACACGACGGCAGGTGGAATTACTAACATTAATACAGTTGCTGGCAATATTTCTAATGTAAATACAGTTGCTGGCATAAGTTCAAACATAACTACAGTAGCTGGAAAAGCATCACTGATTACGTCTGACTTTGTTACAGACCTTAACTTAGTTACCTCGGACTTTATCACAGACCTTAACCTTGTAACTGCTGACTTCATAACAGACATGAACCTTGTTACTGCTGATTTTATTTCTGACCTCAATCTGGTAACTGCTGATTTCATCTCGGACATGAACCTCGTAACGTCTGACTTCGTATCAGACATGAGTCTCGTAACCGCCGATTTCGTTTCAGACGTAAATACCCTTGCTGTCAGCAGTGTAATTACAGACATGGATATACTTGCCACATCAGCGAATGTGACAGCGATGGGGCTTCTCGGCACATCTACAAATGTTACAAACATGGCAACCGTTGCCACAAACATTACAAATGTAAATAGCTTCGCAAATACCTATGCGATAGCAGGTTCTGCTCCAGCCTCCCCAACGGAAGGTGATCTCTGGTACGACACAGGCAATGATAAGATGAAAGTTTACAATGGCTCTGCTTGGGTAAACTTTATTGCTGGCGAAAACTCAGACGCTCTATCAGAGGGAAGTAATAACAAGTACTACACAGACACAAGAGTAGAGACATATTTAAGTGGTCAATCTGCTACGCCAGACTTCGCTTCAGGTGTCAGTCAGGGGAACTGGAAAGTTCTCGGACATCTTCAAGGGCCAGCAGTTTTTACGATTGACCCTGCCGCACTTGGTGACAATACAGGAAAGGTTGTAATTGCTGGAGACTTACAGGTAGACGGAACACAGACCACCGTCAACAGCACGACCATGAGTGTAGCAGACCTTAATGTAACTGTGGCTAATGGGGCTGGCAATGCCGCCGCCGCAAATGGTGCAGGTCTGACAGTAGGAGGAGCAAGTGCAACGCTTACTTACGCTAGTGCAGACGACACTTGGAACTTTAATAAAACAGTAAAAATTAATTCATCAGCAGTAGCAACCGTAGACGAAAGTGTGGCTAATGCAATCGCCCTTGGATAGTCAGGAGTAAAGAATGGCAAATACATTTAAGAACGCAAGTGCTCAAAAGATAGGTACAGGATATACCGAAGTCTATGGAGCACCAACATCGACAACAACTGTAATACTAGCCGTATCTCTCTGTAACAGAACAACAGGAACGATTACCATAAGTGCGTATATGCGAGACGGAGGTACAGACGGAAGCAGTAATGCAAATCACCGTATGCTCCTAAATGATGTTGAAATACCTGCTGGCTCAACGCTCGAAGTACTCGCAGGTCAAAAATATATACTCGAAGCAACAGACGAAATATTTATTAAGTCAAGCGTGGCAAACAGCCTCGATGTTGTCATGGGTGTGATGGAGATTACTAGCTAATGCCATTTTTAGGAAACAAACCCACAAACAATTTTACGAGCTTTGAAAAGCAAGACATCACTGGGTCTGGTACAACTTCGTATACTCTGGCCCATGCAGTCAATAACGAGAAGGACATTGACCTATATATAAACCATGTCCACCAAGAGCCAACCACAGCATATTCTGCGTCTGGCACTACCCTGACGCTGACGGAATCAATCTCTAGCTCGGACGATTGTTACGTCTTGTTCCGATCTCGTGCCATTTTATCTGCAACACCTCCAGATGGGAGTGTAACGAGTGCAAAGCTGGCAACTAATATTCAGGCAGATACGCTATATAACAAGACAGGCGATTCCGATAGCGGAATAAATCTTGCTACTAACGATAATGTAAAGATTGATACCGCAGGGTCAACGAAGTTAACAGTAGATGCTGATGGGTCTGTGGGTATTGGAGTGGCTGACGGTGATGTCACAAATGACGGAACTGCCGCAAGAACTTATGTAGGTATTATTGGTACAGCTAACAGAGGTAGACTAAACATTGGCTCTACAGCATCTAACGGTGCAGATGGTGGTGTTATTAGTTTTGTCAATGGTGCTAACGAGCTTGCCACTATTTTTAACGACACTGCCTCAGGAGTACAAAACAAAGGTGTGTTACATATGACCTCTACTAGTTCTATAAAAATTGGGTCAGCGGCTTCTGAAGAAACTGTATTTAATGAAAACGGTATTGATACTGATTTTCGTGTTGAGGGTGATAGTAATCAAAATCTGCTTTTTGTTAATGCAGGAACTGACTGCGTTGGCATTGGCACTAACGACCCACAAGAACAATTTCACAGCCATCATCCTAGTGGTTCAAACAGATTGCGTGTAACTGGTTTAGGAAATATTCAATGTAAAGTTGAGATTGGTTATGATGCTACTGTTGGGCCTTACATTGCGGCAGGTAGTAGTGGACAAAATGACCTACACATTTATGTTGATAGAACTGTTATAGCGGCTGAGTTTAGAGGAAACGGAGATTTTTATAGTAACGATGGAACTGTTCACAGTTTATCTGATATTAGAATAAAGAAAGACGTTGCCGACCTAACAGATGGTTTGGATATCGTAAAACAACTGAAGCCAAAAACCTTTAAATACACTGAAGACTCAGAGTATTACAACGAAAAAACAAAAGATAAAATTAAATATGGTTTTGTAGCTAATGACGTAGAGGCTGTTGCTCCACAGTACACAGACACAGGTAAAGGACGTATTGGTGGCAAGGAGGTTGATGACTTTAAAACGCTTTCTGCTACAAAAATGATACCAATGTTAGTAAAAGCGATCCAAGAATTAGAGGCTCGTGTAGCCGAACTGGAGGGTAAATAAATGCCATTATCAAGATTACTACCAGCAAGTTTTGAGCAACCTAATCCAGTTAACTATGTAATAAATTCAGATATGGAGGTTAGCCAGAGGGGGACTTCATTTACAACTGCGAGTGGTTATGGAGCTTATACCTTAGATAGATGGATGTCTGGACACACTGTAACTGGTAAATTTTCTATCGCCCAAGTTGCAGATGCACCAACAGGATTTAAGCATAGTCTTAAAGCTACCTCTGCTTCAGCGTACTCAGTGGGAACTAATGAAGAATTTGTTATTAGACAAAAGATTGAAGGACAGAATTGTATCGCTTTGGCTTTAGGTACTTCATCAGCAAAAACTGTTACACTAAGTTTCTGGGTTAAATCATCTTTAACAGGAACTTTCTCAGGAGCATTTTTAAACTCTGCGGAAAACAGATGTTATGTTTTCACCTATGCTATTTCATCAGCGTCAACTTGGGAGAAGAAAGAAATTTCTGTTGCTTTAGATACGTCAGGTACATGGCTTACTACAAATGGAATTGGTCTTACTATTTATTTTTCATTAGGTGCTGGGTCAGGGTTGCAAGCATCGGCTGGGTCTTGGATAAGCACAAAGGATTTGACTACTAGCAGTTCGGTTAATTTAGTTGGAACTAATGCGGCTACTTGGCAAATAACAGGGGTCAATCTTAATGAAGGTTCTAAAGCTGAAACCTTTAAAGAAACCTACGCAGAGACACTTAATAAATGCAGTAGGTATTACCACAGAATAACTTGGGATATTGATAATAACAGAGCATTTCCTTCATACTGTCAAAATACTACATCAGCAATAGCTACTCATACATTTCCTGTTCCAATGCGTACTAGACCTACAGCTATTGAGACTAATGGAACTGCTACTGATTATGATGTTGCACGCATAAACACAGTAACAATATGTAGTGCTATTCCTGCTTATAATGAAGCAAACATATTTAGAACTAGTATTGTTTACACTACAGCAGGGTCTTTAACGGCTGGAGAAGGTGGTCAATGTAGACTTAGAAATGATTCTGGTTCTTATTTAGCATGGAGTGCGGAACTATGACATACGGAGTATTAGGAAAAACAACAGATAATAAAGACTTGTATAAAAGAACAGATGCAGATGGCAAAGTAAGAGTTACTTGCATTGCAGAAGACCCTGAGTTTCAATCTTGGTTAAGAGCAAACAAAGACAGCTTACCTTCAGATATTAAAGCAAAGGTTGACGATAAATCATTAATAATCAAGGAGGCAGATTAATGCCCTATATAGGAAAAGAATTAGTAAGCGGATCTTTTGTCAGCCTCGATAGTATCAGTGCAGACGGATCGACAGCATACTCACTCACAAAGGGCGGCACGGCTTATGACGCTGGGCAAGCAGAGAGACTAATCGTGTCTGTGGACGGAGTAACGCAAGCTCCAAACTCAGCGTTTACTGTGTCTGGGAATACGATCACCTTCAGTGAAGCAGTTCCAGCGACTAGCTCTATCGACTACATAGTCGCTATGGGAGACGTAATGGATGTCGGAACAGTCTCAAACGGCACAATTACGTCTGACAAATTAAGTAGCAATTTCTACAAGGAAGGTATCATTATCAACAGTGCCACAATCGACAACAATGTGACGATAGCTTCCACAGAAAGGGCCATGATCGCTGGCTCAATTTCGATTGCCGCAAATAAAACTCTAACAGTTAATGGGGAGCTAACCATTGTCTAAACTTCATGTAAACGAAATCAACGCTAAAGGCTCTGATAATACTGGCTTGTCTATCAACGACACAGGAAGAGTTACAACTCCGAATAAGATAGCATTTAAGGTAATAGGTAATGCAGGAGGAGCGGCTGGTGCTTATGTAGCAACTTCACCAATTATTCCAGGTACTATAAGGCATAATCATGGCAGTGGGTGGGATGCTAGTACAGGAAGATTTACTGTTCCAAGTGGAGGTGCTGGTCTTTACTGGTTTCATTTGCACATGGGGATTGTTCGTATTACTTCTAACGGTGGGAGTGCTTACCCAAGATTGTGGGTTAAGAACTCGGTTGGCACACAGTTATTTGTACCTTATTCATACGTTCAACTTCCTTCCTCTTCTTCTTACAGTAATTGCAATATAACTGCTACTTGGGATATGGCGGTAGATGATTATGTGTATGTAACTTTCCATGGAACAAATGCAGATTATTACGCAGACCAATCTGAGTTAAGTTTTGAAGGGATGTTAATGGGATGAGGAGAACGATATGTCAGGAATAATACAAGCAACAAATCTTCAAGTAGATAATATCAAGCATAGTGGTGGTACTACAGGTTTAACTATAGACAGTAATGGGTATGTAGTTATGTCTGCGAGACCAGCTTTTCAAGCAACTGGTAATGCTGGTGGTTGGGTTACTATTAGTAACAGCCAATATAATGTGCTTGAATTTGATAATGTGGTTCTAAACCAAGGTAGTCATTATAGCAGTGCGAATGACCGATTCACTGTTCCTGTAAGTGGATTATACAGTTTTAATATGTCACT